TAAGATGCCAATCTATGTGGCCCGCGAGTGGTTTCGTCACACGATTGGCTTTGCGCGCAATGAGGTCAGTCGCCGATATGTTGATGAAAAGCCGGAATGCTATTTGCCGCCGCCGGACTCACTGAGGGAGCGGGACGCAAACAAGAAGCAGGGATCCAAGCCAACGCCTATTGAAAACGCGGCCGCAGTCCACGAGACTATCAAGGCGTTCCAGGACCACGCTATTGCGACGTACGAGTCTCTTCTGGAGCAAAAGGTGGCTCCCGAAGTGGCGCGTGGTGTTCTTCCGCAGTCGATGTATACGGAATTCATTGAGACGGGTAGCCTTTCCGCGTATGCGAGGCTGTGCGCTCTTCGTCTAGACCCGCATGCGCAGGCCGAGATTCAGGTCTATGCTGCTGCGCTGTCGAAGCTCATCCAGGAGCGCTTCCCCGCGTCGTGGCGTGCTCTAAGCCATGTGGCTGTCGAATAGGATTCTCCAATACTCTCGAAGCAGCATGGGATGGAAGGGCGCGGGCCCCTCGGGCAAATTCAAACACTCTATATCCTCGGGACTATCAATCGCTAAAAGCCCTAATGAAGGATACTGTCTAAGCAACAACTGTGTATGTGCGTTATCTTGTACGATAGGCCATGTACCCTTTGCTAGACACTCCCAGACCCGGTGCGTATCGATTCCATTTCCTCGGGGACATAACATTGCTCGACACGTAGTGAGAAACTCTAAATATTCTTCGTTTGGCATTTTGCGAGCCTTATAGAGTCTCGCGCAGGTTAATGCCTCCGCCTCGGTCCTCCAGTCAAGCCGAATCTGGTGCGTGAGGCCCCAATGCGGCAAACAAATCTCTATAGGTCTCTCGGCTCGACGGGAAATCGTTATCGGCGAGTCATCGTCCCTTTTACCACTGCGCCAGTTCCTGTTTTGTTCTCCAATGGGTGCGCACCTGATACGCGGATGCCACCGGATAGAGTTTTCTGCCCACACATACACATCAGGATGCGACTCCAAAAACTGCGCAATGACCTTATAGTCTACCGAGAAATCACTGTTGTGAAAGATAATGAGTCGGAGCTGCGGCCACCGTTTCGAAAAGACATGATTGCTCGTAGAGCTGTCGCCCACCGGGTAGATAAAGAGACTCCGAGCCTGAAAGACTTCGGCCGGCCAGGACTCTTCAATCAGAAGTTGCCGCTCGGCCGGACACACTACATCCACCCATACATGCTCTTCGACTGCCTTGGCCCGATCCAAAACAGTATAGTCGCATAAACTCTGGAGAAACTCTCCTGTAACCGGAAGGATGGGAGCCGTAGGAACGGCTAGGCGCTGAACATCGTAGCTCCCGGGAGGACCTAAAGGAATCCACTCGAACGCCGGGGAAAACTCTTCGAAGAGGAGCAAGTAGTTTTCCTCGGCGGCGCAAGTTGGCCGGGCGCATCGAATGCGTGTTCCGGGGGCTGCGCGCAGCTGCGCAAGAATGGGAACCGGATCTGACTGGAAGGAAAGTTCAATAGACATCTAAACATCTTAGGAGGAATCCGTTTAGAATGTCTTCTGTCCCGGATAAGCCAAAGGTGGAAAGGGTAAAAGAAACGATTCGCCTTCTTAAAGGGTTGCAGGCAAATGGCCTCGGAGAGGCCAATAGCGGCTACCGGGAAATCAAGGATCTGATGGCCAAGTGGGTAGAGGATGGCGAGGCAGTCGAGGCCCGGATTGATCTCTTTCGACAGAACCGTATTGCTCATGTGTCCCTGCCGAAAGGGTCCGATAAGCCCGCGACGATTAGTCTCAAAGTTGTTCAGGAGAATGATTTGGATTAGGGCGCTGGCGCTTATAGCCGCTAGCGCTTATAGCCAAGTCTCTTCTCCTTCTTCAGAATGGCCTCCACCCGTGCTGGCCTGAAAACAGAAGGTGGTCTATATGAATCCATTGCGCGTGGAAACAAGGACACCTTCTTCTTTGAAGAGAATCCCGAGAAGGCAATCAATCCATTTGAGAATCGCTATGACCGGATTCCTCCGAATCTGGAAGAACTTCGTCGGATTCCTCCCCTCAACGGAGCCGAGTTTGGCCGTAGCTGTGAATTCGAATTCGATACGGCAGGAGATATCTTTCTGCGGCCGACAGTTCTCATAGACCTCCCTTCGTGGTATCCGCCCGCCCAAGCCGCCCAGAACCCTTCTTCCCTCTTTACCGAACAAACTACCGGAAAGGCCTACGGCTACACAAATGGAATCGGATACTTCATGTTCAAGAAGATTCAGATTTTCCAAGATAAACTTCTGCTTCAGGAACTTACCGGCGACTCTCTCTTTGCGCTAAGGGCTGCCCGGGGCTCTCTGAACTCCGCCTACATGGAGAACACCCTAGCCGGATTTCATAATGGTACGGCACCCTCTATTGCGGCGAATGCAACTCCTTCCAGGATTCGTCTCGAACTTCCCTTTATCGGAGGACGAAACGGCTTCCCGAGCATTGCAATGCGCAAGCAGACCTTCAAGTTGCGGCTTGAGCTCCGGCCGCTGGAGGAGCTGATTGAGTCCTCCGACCCGGCGGCCACGGCAGCCCCCAAGCCGTGGGGCGCGACCTTTACGGATGGAACAAGCGCCTTCGTGGCCCTGAATCGAACCCAGATGGCATCCCCTGTCCTTCAGCTTGAAACACGTCACAGTTACGTCGATGGCGAGACGCAGCTTGCTCTGCGCTCTAGCACCCTTGAGATCCCCTATGCGCGTCCCTATGAAAACACCTATGTGATTAGCCCTGCTGAGTATGCGCCCATCGTGAAAGGTGTTGCGGCCTATATTACACGTCGTGTAGATGCGCAGCATCCGGCTTCTCGACTCATATGGTATTCGCGGTCACAGAATGATTTGCGCGCAAATAGGCGCTGGAAATTCGCAGCAGATATTTCTGGCGGCGAGTATTATGTCGCGCAGTCGCTCATCATTGCGTCGAGAGATAGGGAGACATCTTTCACGCCGTATACTTGGAACTTTCTGACGCATCATGCGAAAGAGGATCGGGACCCTGGCCATGGTATTGGAGAAATGTCGTGGGACCTTGGAGATATTCGGGGGCGCAGGGCGCCGTGGGACAGGCAGCCTGAAGGGACAATTAACTTCACTACAGCGGACCGGCCCACACTCTATACGTCATTGAGCGCAGCACCGAGTGATACGATTCTTGGGGCGCCGAGTACCGAGATGACTGCGCTTGTAGACACTTGGGGGCTGTATTCTATTGAGGCTGACCGCGGTGTGCTCAAATATGGCAACTAACATAAAGCCGATACTCTTAAAAGAGTATGAGTGGCAGCGGCACTACCTTTACAGATGCACAGTACCAGGCGGCGGCCGCCCAGTATATAGCATCCGGCACTTATCCGCCCTCATGGGGAAGTATGATTCAGGGTTTGAATACGGCGGGTTCAGTCGCAGCTCCTACCACCGCAGATGTTCGTTTTCAACAGGCTGCCACTGCGGCCCAGGCCGCACAACAGGCCTATCTTTCAGGGATCGCTCGGCCCACGCAGGGTTCTGGATCCACAAACTGGGTTATTAGTGCGAGCTCTGGCGGACAAGTCTATTATACCGATACTGTCTCTGGCCAGGTCATTCCGGTCCCTAACTGGTTACGCGCAGGTTCGGTATATACTAACTCCGCAACGGGCCAGCAAACTACGACGCCGCCCCCCTTTCCCTCGAGCGGCGGCTCTCAGCTAGCTGTTCCGCAAACGGCAACGCCCACTCTGAATGACGTGAGCAACTATCTCACAAGGCTCTTGAACGGGTCTGGAGCCACTACAAAGCTCACCTATGCGCAACTTGCGGCCCAAGCAGCCGGGTCTGCTAATGCGCAATGGCTATCAGGTATTCGCCCGTCTGTTGTAGGCGGGGGTCAGGGCCAAATGTTACCTGGGTCCGGATCCGGATCTGGGACCTATGGTTCAGCTCCTGCGCCGCCTGTTCGCACGTACCCGCGGACATCTGGTTCTGAGTACACCGGCTCAGGCCAAACGACGCAGTGGATGTTTGAGGGCCAGGGGTCCGACGTAAATACTCCTATCACAACGGATGAAGCAAAAGGTGTTAAGAAATCGACCGACATTGATGCCATTACATATTCTGCGTCAATCAACGACGAGCCGCGCGCAAATGGCCCGATTACAACGCTACTTGACCTTGTAAATCGGGACCAGCAAGAAAATGACCTGTTTCCTCTTCGGACAGAAGTAACATGGTTTGCGCGCGACACCGAGCGAAGAACGCTCCCCTTCACACCGATTGTCCAAGAAATCGCCTTGCGTGGCCCTGGAGCCTTCGGCCAGCGCTTCACCTTTGATCTCGGATCCATCGTCGTCGGAGACCTGCTTCTTGGAACGGCGCTCCAAATACAGCTAGACCACTGGCTCGATGCGCAGACAGTGAACATGTACCAGGCTGGAAAGCTCACCTATGCTGCGTCAGGCCGCCCCACGGCATGGGAATACGCGAACAGCCTTGGAACATCTATTATTCAACAAGCGGAGCTCGAAATCGACGGCAAGACGATTGAAACGATTGACGGCGATTTCATTCACGTGTTCGCCTGTCTGTTTCCGGACTACAATACGCAGGTGGGGCTTGCCTATGACCATCTTGGCCAGGTCCCTATTCGGCGTCTCACGGACCCGGTGCGGCGCCCGACGATATATCCGATAGAGAATGGAAATCTGAACTGTGTTCTCCCATTCTTTTTCATGCGGACTCGTCTCAAGGAGGCCCTCCCGATGATTGCGATTCGAGAGGGAAATGTGAAGATTAATATTACACTGAGACCCTTTAGTGAATGTGTGCGACAAATGCGTGGCTATAGGGATACCTGTATCTCTGTGCCGCCGCCAACGCCGGTGGAATTCACACCATCTAGTTCACGATGGAGCTACAATGAAAATATTGAGGCGGGATCCTGGGACACGCCACCCCAATTCAGTTTTACGATTGTCTTAGGGGGAGATACATACGATTGGAACTTTAGTATCACGACCCTCCGAGGAAACTGGGTCGGCCCTGCGCCGAAAGTGGGCTTTTCTGTAGAGAGCTCGTATTCTTGGACTGCTTCTACTGCGACATGGGCCCCTTCAAAACCGCCCTTTAATATTAACTATCCAAGGGGCACTGATTGGTACTATTGGGACCAAGTGACGGCGGCGTGGAAGGGGATTGCTCCCTTTAAAGGTCCGCCCCCATTTAACCTTACCTATGGAGGCACGGTATGGGAATCCAAGGTCGGTGATTGGAGCGTTGCGGCACCCCCTTTTAAGGCCGTCCAACTTCTCGCCTATGGTGCGATTGTAGATGGTGGGTTTCGCAAGAAGATGCTACACGACCCGTTTGAAATCCTTCATCGGCAGGTTCAGACATTCTCCTTTGATGAGCCGCTTAAGTACGCCGTAGGAAAGCGAGCAGATGCTGACACGATTCGTATCCAGCTTCCTTTAGAGGCGAATCATCCGATTGAAGAGATTCTCTGGTTTGTTCGGCGGAAGGGGACGTCCATCAACAATGAGTGGACAAACTACAGTAGTCTTGTGGAGACGGAGTGGGGTACAAGAGCTCCGACCCCCCTCCTACAGAATGCTATCCTACAGGTGAATGGGACCGTAATATGTGATGCTGAAGAGCAGTTTTACAGGGAACATGCGGCGCATGCGCACAGGGGCGGCTTCGCGGCCTTCTCGAGATTTATCTATGGATATTCCTTTGCGAAGACGCCGGGTGAACATCAACCGAGCGGCTCCCTAAATGCGAGTCGTGTGAACTCTCTGCGCCTTGTCTTGGATGTGAAGCCGCCTGGAGGGGACCTGTGGGAAGTGAAAGTCTTCTGTATTGGGATGAACTGGCTGCGCTTCGAGAACGGGCTGGCGAATCCGATGTTTGAGGATTAAAAATTGAGGCGCGGCTACCCTCGTAAAGCGGGTACTACAATCATGTCTGATACCCCTGTTGACCAAGTTCCTAAGGCGCGCATGGGCGACCGTACTCCAAGCGCGAGCGTGAGTTTGGTTGACTATGAGGATGTTTCGGGCGAGTTCCTTCCGAACTCTTCTGAGAGCCCTATTGCTACGGAGGCTACTGCGACCGAGCCTACTGCGACTCAACCACCTACAGAGAAGGATGTTGAGACGGAGTCCGAGTCCGAGGAGGAGAAGCTAGAGGACATTGACGCAAGTGCTGGCGCCGTTGAAATCGGGTCTATCCTTGTCTTAGGCGGCATGCTGCTGGCCAGCTTCGTCTACTTTCTGAATCAGCCAGTCATTATTGAGCATCCCCATACGGTACGCGGGTACTTCTAACCTCTCTTCCTACGCGTAGCCCCACCTTTTTTGGCGAAAATCTTATCAAAATGATTCGTGGTGTAGCCGTATTGAAACAGCATACTGGAGCCAGGAATCTTGACCTTTGTGTGGAGAACAGGGTCTGTAATGCCTGCCCAGGCCCTCGGGTAAAAATAGCGCATAGGAAAGACACGGACATCGGGGTACTTATTTTTCAGCGCCAAGTACATCTTTGTGACATAGAGGGGTCCTACGACTTTCCACGCCTCCTTCTTTCCGGAAATGTTTTTGGAATTCTCTACGATTCCTTCCAGGAGAGCTTTCAGAAATGGATGTCCCGCCTCCGCGCCAATTGTTCCATTTGCAACAAGGCGGCGTATCTTTCCCATACCCAACTTTCGTGTGCGAGCCGCTGATAGGTTCTCCCATGCGAAAAACACGCCTCTCCGATTCCTTTTGAGAAAGCTGTGAAACTTTTCCGGGCGTACCATCACTGTATCAGCGTCAATGTAGACGCCCCCGTATTTATAGAGAATGAGGAGACGTAGAATATCTGCGCGACCGGCCAACTCCTTCGAGAAAGAGTCATACAGGTCCTTGAGTCCCGGAATGATATCAAAGTCCAGCTCTTCTACAGAAGAATCCGTCCACAGCTTATATTTATACGCATACTCTGCGGCAAAATCCTTTACTGTATTGGTCCACAGCCTTGGAAGAGGATTATCTCCTATCCATATTTGATGTATGGTATCCATCCTACCGTGTTGTGCTAAAAATAAGTACTCCCCCGAGGGGTACTTATTTTAGCCTACAACACAACTGTAGGCAAGTAGCCACAAAGTTAAGTACCCTGTCGGGTGCTTAACTTTGGTACTTGGCGGTATAAGGTTGTGTGAAAACAACCGACATTTACACCTAAGGTTTCCCTCTAACCTATAAAAAGAGATGGTAGCCGCACTCTTACGAGTGGTATACGGAGGCCTACAAGATTCTAAATTCATTTGTCAAAAGGGTCGGCCAAATATTAGCTTCTTTATCAAGGCCTTTGTCCGCGCAGGGCGCTTCACAACCCAATGGGTACGTCTAGATTTCGACACGCGCCCCACGCTCGGCACAACGGCGACAATCACTCTTCCAAACAAGGGGCAGCTCCTATCCCGTCTCTATCTCGTCACAACCATGCCGGATATTTCTGCGCCGCAGCAGGCGGCCATGGCGTGGTGTCGCGCAAATAGCAAGACCTTCGCCGGACCCACGTTCGGCTGGACAAACTCTGTAGGGCACTCACTCCTACAGGAGGCGACCCTCGAAATCGGAGGCACTCGGGTGGAACAAATCGACGGACAACTTCTGGAGGTCCTAGATGAATTCTACACGCCGCTTGAGAAGGTCTCACTTATGGATAAACTTCTCCCAAGAGATTCTAGCAACTTTCATCCGGGTCTATTCGGCCGAGACACAGTTGTCCAGGCCACGACGCCTCTCCCTTTCTGGTTCAGCTGCGGCGATGCGGGCACCTTCCTTCCTATCGATGCGCTCCAATCCGACCCGGTGAAGCTTCGCCTCAGCTTCGCTGCTCCGAACACTCTCTTTGTAAGCACTGCCCAGCAGTCTACGGCAACCCTGAAAACCGCCCCCGCCGGCGGAGAGGCCTATTTTCCCCTCGCAAGCTCCCCCTTTTACTACGTTGACCCGGCTGGCACAGACATTTCGGGGCTCGCTGGAAATCCGGGACAAACCACCCGGGTCTCTGTGGTGCCTGGCATCACAATGCCGACGGCGCAGCTGCTCCAGAATCTCGGGGATACGTATCTTATGGCCGAGTATGTTTATCTGGACCGCGCGGAGGCGAACAGATTTCGTCTGGCGGACATCCAGGTGCCGATACTACAGCATTATTCCTTTGACCCGGTCGATACACGGGGCGGGACCACGGCAAACTGTTATTTGAGGGTGCCGAATCCGACGCGGAACCTCTTTTTCTACGCGCAGCGCTATGAGGCCCCGACGTTTAATGCGCCGCATTTGGCGACGCGGGATTTGTCGGGGGCCGATACCCCTATTGCGCCGTGGTGGCCGAATGCGTCGCAGATTGGGACGCGCGTCTACTCGGAATTCACGCCTGGATTTGTGTTCAGAGATTCGGAACCCATTTCGGAGATTCAGCTCGTCTATGAGGGGTCTCTGTATCGCTATGTGACGGGGTCGCCGTCGATTTTTCGGAGCCTGATACCGGGTATGGAGATGCGAAAGACGCCGTGGCTTCATCGCTACATGTACAATCTGCCTTTCGCGTTTCAATCGGGGCTGTTGGCTCCGAGCCAGCATTGTGGGGAGGCGAATCTCGATAAAATCGTGAATATTAATCTGCGGCTGGGGCTGCAGCCCTTTCCAGGTACCAATACGGTGCCACGGTATCTCATTCATGTCTGGGCGGAGACCTACAATATTTTTAGGGTGTATGCTGGCCGTGGCGGTATGATGTTTGCGTATTAAAATATGTAGTTAAATAAAATGGACGGCGAACCAGATAACATGTGCCGCATTTGTATGATTGAACTAAATGATGAAGAGCCTTACTCGGTACTATGTAAGGGAGATGGATGGAACCACATATATCACGACAAATGTATAAATGGATGGTTTGAAACGGCAATATCTAAGAAGGGAGGCATCTTTAGATGTCCAACCTGCAGTCGCGATATACAGGATTTAGTAAATATTGAGCAAGTTCAAGCACTACCTCTTATTGCATGGCCGAA